CTTTCGACGAATCAGAAACTGTATGCACTACAATTGTCATAATAGTTCCTTAAAATTTATACCCAGCACTCTATTGAGCACCGGGTATAGTTTCCACAATGGCACCTAACGGGGTGCCGTATTTTATTGCTGTCTTCTCGATAAACCTACGAGGAGCTTGTTGAGAGTGCCCGTCATTAAGTCTCGGCAGGTAAGGCGTATCGTTAAATACTCTATAACCTTGACGATCCTTCTCTAACGTCCATTCACTACGTGCAAACCCAGTATCCACAGGAGTAGCGTCTTCCAACGCATTCTTCATATTGTGTGTAGCCTTTTGGAGGCCGACATTCAATTCATCAGTCATCTGTGTTCTTAGTTTATCGAAAGTCTCTTTGATACCTTTAACCTTCATCTTTACTGGCATAAAGAAAGTCCAAGCGATCACCTCCGACAGCCCCAAGCATCTTCTGAAAGAAAGAGGACTTCTTAAGGGACTGCGCGATATCAGGCTCTGCGCTATTAGCATGCATTGTCTTCAAGGAGCTGAATATCTCAGTCCCCTTCTGTTTAACACCGAGGGCGTTTAGAATGAAAGACGTACGTTGATCTTCCCGCCACCCGACAGGGCGTTTCTCAAAGAAAGTCATCCACTGAGCGTACTCATCGTATGGCATTTCATCTCTGAGCTTATACACTGGGGTGCCCAACATAAGAGCTAGCTCGAATAAAGACAGCTCCTCTGGGGGCATCTCGTACTTTAGGTGTTTCCCTCAGCAGTTTTCATGCCTGAGTGCTCCATAATCGCATTAGACAATTTGGTGAGTTCGTCCATTGGGAACTCCGTAAATTGTTCGTCAGTGATATCTTCGCAATCAACTGCGCCCTTCTTTATAACCAACATAAGCATGTCGAGGCCACCTTTTTCAGTAGGCATCAGACTAGCCGCTTTAGAAAATTCTTGGATCTCAAAAACATCTGCTACAGACAATTTCTGAATTTCGATTTTAGCGTTCATGAAAGGAACTTCTTTCTTCATTCGCGAACTTACCAACGATTGTAATTTTACAGCAGCCATCTTTATTCACCTTTTTTAGAGTATGTGTTTTCTAACTCGATTAGAACAAGTTTTATTCGTTGCAGAGTTGCCAAGGCCAGAAATATATCATTAGAGGCTTGTCGGTTGTCTGCGAGCTCTGGTATTCTCTCATACGTCTTATCGATACTTTTACTAACACATTCCATCATGTTCTTAATAGTTATCTTAATTACGTATGAATATGTGAAAGGTCTCATATTCGTCTCTTTAAAAAGGGGCACCAACAAAAGAATCGAAGGTGCCCCGTTGAGTTACTCGGTAAACGCACCGAAGAACGCTGACTGGGTAGACAGTGTAATCGTTGCAGTGTTAGCGTCGGTCAACTGTGGGTTAACCTGGATAGCTTCCAATTTACCTACGATATACCACTGGCTGTTTTGGACTGAGCCGATACCCAGCGCTGGTGTGGAGTTAGAATCGTAAGCCAACGGCTTAGCATTCATCAGAGTGAAGCGGTAGATCCGCTGCACGCCGTCGCCAATCATCAAGCCCAGGTTAGAGTCAGAAGCCCACTCAGCAGGGATATAGTTGATCTGGATTTCTTGCGTAGGTGCATCAGACTGACCTTGAACCTGGTGAGAGGTGGCTGATCCGAATACAGGTACGTTCACGATGTTCGGAGGAACACCGATAGCCGGAAACTCGCGGATGTCTTTCAAACGAATGAAAGTACCAGAAGCTTTAGTGCCGCCTACTGATTCGATAAGTGTAACAAAGAGATCCTGAAACTCACCAGCAGTATTAAGCGCAGTGATCGCGCTAGCTGACAGAGGAGTTGCAGGGGCGGCTACGGAGAGATCAGTAAAGATACCAGCTCCGATAGATGTAATGTGCGCCATTAAGTAGCTCCGAAATAATTGAAAGTGATTGTGTAAGAGTACCTGGAAAGAGCCTTGTTGACAGGGTCTTCTCCAATGTACCTTAAAACGCTTGCTCCAAACTGAGTAGAGTTTTTGCCAGTGATTACAGACTTATTTGCCAAATGAGTATCTAGTTTATCCGCGATTGCAGACGAACGCTTTGGCCCTTTCCCGCTAGGGGTGTAGATGTCTATAATGACAACCCCAGAAGCAGACAGTGGATTTATACCGACGCCGTTCGGTAATATCTCCACACGCAACCATTCTGATACGTTACTAGTTTTAACAAAATCAGAAGGAAATGTCGGGATTGTCTCCGCGATCCACCCTGCTGAATCAAAAATAGAGAATATATCTGTTTGTAGTAAATTATACTTACCCATTAACCCTCCTTAGCCACATCTGCAAAGATTATGTAGCTATTAGAACGAATCACATTGCTGATAGTAAAAACTCCAGCCGGAATTGTGAGGGAGTCTCCCATACTGACAGAAGCTATCTCGCGATTTTGCAAGAGTACCTGGTATCTGGAAGACTTATGTTTTTCATAGGTAGCAGTATTATCTACTAGTATCACAGAGACTGTAACGGCAGCTGCAGACACCTCAGTATCTACAGCCGCAGTTCCGAAATCGAACCCCGAGTTTGACTTCTTAACAATAGTCCCTGTTGTGGCTAAATCCTTCAAAAGTCTAAAGGCTAGCGCTAGATTGGTGTTAATAAGGTTGGAGTAACTCACTAGTTAGCCCTCCACCACAAATTAGCTCCACTGTTGACAAGTAATGGATTTATTAAACTCCTCACAATAGGTGGCAGCAACGACGCACCTGAAACCTTGGTTAAGGATATTCCACTAATGGAGAGAGAATCTACACGACCTACATCGTCTAGAAGCCCATCATTGTTCAACAAATGGTACGCTAATTCGTAAAGTGCAGTGGACACTCTAGTAGTCGCCATAACTGAGTCCAGCTCAATAGTCCGGCCTAGCTTAGGCTCATTGTAAGTGCCAGTCCTAGGCTGCGCCAAAAGTTGAGACTCACTCACAGCGTATCCTGCCCAATTCTGCAAGTCCAGCACCGAAGTGGCGGTAACTAAAGCAGCATCAGTCTGAGCCTCGCTAGCAGCTGTCCAAGCAGCCACATCGAGCCTGTTTGCAAAATACAAATTAGCTTCTGCAGAGGTATTATACGAGTTAGTACCTTTTACGAGTGCCATGAGGAGTCCCTTAAATTACGCGTGGAATACTGGCAGGATGCCCAGGCTAAGTGCAGAAGACGCCTTACGAACAAACGTACCAGTTGTACTGGCCAGAACGTCAGTTGCAGCAGTAAGCGCCTTAGGCGTCGCAGACTCGACAACATAAGAGTAGGCAGCGTCAGACGGAAATGCGTCTTCAGTACCGACCCAGTTGTAGCCAGCTGGCAACAGGACATAGCCCCAACGGAACCAGATGGAGGTTGTACCGCCACCTTTGTATGCCTTCGCATCACGATCAATTTCAACTTCATCCGGCATTGCCAGAGGCTCCATTGCCAACGCACCTGGCAGTACCAGGAAGGACAACTTAGTCCCGGTGATGTTAACACCAGCACCAGTGTTGATCTTTGTCAGCTCTGTAGAAGACAGACTCTGGTTTGCACGAGTCTGAACAATTCGGATCTTACCATTAAACATGGTGTTAAGCATGATGTTACCATCTTGCACGCGATCTGAGTCTACCAGGTTGGCTGAACGAATAGACGCAACAGTCTCTGGGCCAGCAATCAGATAGAAGAACTCTGGTTCGTAATCCTTGTAAGCTTTGCCGATAGCTTCCAGGAAGCCTTCAGCACGAGCCGCGCCTTGGATCGCAGAGGTCGCTGCGATAACAGGCTTAGCAGAACCGAGGTCTACATAGAACCCGTACTTCTTGTCAGTAGGGTCGTTATCGTAAGTCTGGCCACCAAGACCAGTTGCGCCGGAGCCTACCGCAGCACCGTTAAGGGCTTCAGAGATAGCTACGCCTTTCAGCACGGCCAGAATCGCATTGTGTTCGTCTTGAGCGCGGTGCTCGCCAAAGTCGCGACCGATCTTAGCCAGGCCATCAACCTGAGTCACCAAAGACTGCAGATTGACTTTAGTAGCGCCGTAGGTACGAGCAGTCTTGATATACGTCAGGTAGTCTGAAGCGTAGGTAGATGCGGTACCGGCAGTAGAGTCAGTCAACGATGCAACGTTGATAGTAGGGTTCATCGGCTTGAACCAACGAACTTGACCAATAAAGGTCTCACCAGTTACGTCGATCTCTGGGTTGCCGCTGATAATCTCAGTTCCAGACAGTTTCTTTGCATTGGTGTACGCTTCATCAGAATACGCACCAATGGTTTCCTGGAGGACATAGTTGTCGGCACCAGCGAGAGTTGTTACTACAGTCATTTGTTACTCCTATCGGCCACGTCGCTTAATAGTCCCTGCCTTGATACCGGCCATGACTTGATCTTGCGGGAGCGCGAATATTGATGTGTTAGTGTCTTTGTTTTGTGTTGTGATGACTGGAGGTAATCCTGACCCACTATTTTCTTTAGGTTGGAGCAGATATTCATTTTCCGGATCAGACAAGAATTTCTTAGCAGCCGCATCGATAGTGATACCTGATTTATGAACCCAAACTCCTTGTTGGTCGCGAACTAAATCAATAGTGATTTCGTTTGCGGCAGTCCTAGCAGCAGCGACAGTTCTAAATTTATATCCGAGAAGCGCCGTACGAACTTCCGCATCGCGGGTCAGCTTCGTATTGGTCTCTTCCAATGCGTCTGCACGAGCTTTTTCAGCTTTAAGCTGGAGCTCTGCAGCTTCCTTATCTTTACCTTCAGCTTGCAGCCTAGCAATCTCTTGCTGGCGTTGCGTTTCCTTCAGTGCCGCAGCTTCTGTTATAGCCGCGTCTCTCGCTGAGTACGCAGAGTCAAGCTTGCTTTTAATATCTTTCAAACCTTCGTCAAGAATCTTCTGGCGAACGTCGGCAGGGATTGTTGAGAGATCAATTGGGGTAACGATTTGGTCAGTCATTTTTGTTCCTTTTTGAGTACGACTCAGTTAAGCAATAAGCACAGCTTATTTACTATGATTTTCTTTTGATATGATTTTTTGGAATCACACCTGGGTTAATTTAACAGTTTCAGTTAGTTAACTCCGTACCACCCGTAATCCGTTTCAAACGTATCAGGGACAATCTTGAGTATATCTTCCTCTGTTAAGATGTCTTCTGCGGTCATCAAACGACCATCAATTCTAGATCTACCAACAATAGGTATCAACCCGGACTCAATAGCCTCATTCAAATATTTATCATAAAGCTCCCTAGGGAAACCTCTCGCGAGCATTTCATCAAGGGTGTTCTTTATCACATTACTCTTTAAAGCATTAGCGTATACTTGTCGAAGGGCTCTTCTAGCCTCTAACATATCTGCAGCATTAGTAAAGAATGCGTCGTGGATGGTTGAGGTGGCGATGTCTTTAGACTTGCCCCATATATGGAATCTTTTAACAATAACGGCGTCATTAGAGTGATTGCCGTTAACTGCATAGGCAGTTCTGGCCTTAGTAACGTCTGCAATATCGTTTATCTTACCGCTCTTATTGATAGTCTCTTCCCACCAAGACGCAGAGGTCTTCTGAGGAACTTGAAGAATGTTATTCACCCAGTTACCATCTTTATCTTTATACGAGAGTCTCTCTTCAAAGGACTGCGTGAAGTTTTGCTCTATTGTCTTGCCATCAAAGTTTACCCAAGGCACATTAGTCCAACTCTTCGGTAGTTTATTAGCCTCAAATAATTCGAATTCGAACAACTTCTTTATCTGCAGTATTTCAGTCTTGAAGTAAGTAGCACCAGTACGACGATCATCAGGAGTGTTTATTCCAAATAGAATCTCAGATAGCGCACCATCTGGTTTCCAGAAGCCAAATCTTTTGAGGAGCTTCTCACTGAGTGGCTCGCCTGCCTTGAGACCCAACAGCTCACTTACTTTGTCAGGCAGCACATAGCCTTTTTTACGGGTGCCCCTCAGAGATATTTTAGCAATACTCTTCCAATCGAAGTTGCTCTTTGATGGCTTTGCACTGCTAAGAAAGTCTTCGGCCAACCGCCCAAAGAACCTGGTAAAGTCTTTCAGGATAGGTACTTGCTCACGCAGCTGCTCACTCATTATCTTGGCTATGCCTTTGAAGTCATCTGGCGTAACCACTTTTATGTAAGAATGAGAAAGCTTCTCTACAACCTCACGTGTCTCTGGAGACAAGAAGTAAAGTTGCTCTAAGATATCATCACCAGGATCAACTCCTTTGTTGAAGATATCTCTTACGTTTGCTCTTAGTGCCTTCAGCTCTGCAGTAGTCTCAGGGTCAAATCTTTCGTACCTTGCGGCCCTGGCGCTAATCTCCTCCAAGACCTTGTCACGATCTGAAGCTTTAACTACTAGAGTACCCTCGTCCCTATCAAGTACTTTCGCCAACTTAGACTCGACATTTAGGATGCCTGTTCTATCACCAGCGCCGTAGAATGTTACCATGTTTTGAGCCTTAGCAGCCTTCCTCAGATCCTTCTCAGTAAGCCCTAACCTAACGTTAGCTGCAACAAACCGAGGGTCATTAAAAGTAGCCGCAGCGATCTCGTCATAGAGACGCTTCTTGTACGTAGTCGGGACAACATTAGACAGCTCCGCCAGTTGCCTATTTCTAGTTGTCAAGGCAATAATCTGAGCACCTGATGAAGAAGCATCCTGCTCAAGTGCAAGCGCGGTTTTATACGCACGTAGCTTGTCAAGATCTTTATAGTCGCCTTTCAAGAAGTTATCTATCTTAGCTGACTCTATAGCAAACCTAAGAAACTTGCCTAACTCTTCACCATCAACACGTAAAACTAACGGGTGCTCGATGACGGCTCTGATATCGGCAGGTTTGGCTCTCAACATGTGGTTGCCAATCTTTACTAAGTCTGGTCTCCAAAGCTCAGCTATCTTCTGGCGGCCTGTAATACTAAGACCATTAAAGCGATTCTCGAAGTAGTCATCAAGACCTCCTAAGAATGCCCCTATCTGGTCATTGAAATTCAGATAACCCATCTTGCTGAAGTTCTTCTCAACGGCTGTGTTTAAGAACGGTCTAAAGCTTTCTCCAGACTGTGGGCTTATTAAGCCTCTATCATATATACGAGCACGGTGATCAATGAAGGGGTGATTAGAGAAAGACTTGTTGGACTTCCTCAACCAATCCATCGCTTTGAAACGCTCGTAAGCGTCTCCTCTAGACACTATATACTTCTTGTACTCATTTAGCTCATTATACTTTTTAGCATTACCCCGGTCAT